ATCATCCTTCCACTTGCCTTGAGGGTCGAACTCGCCTTGCTCGTATGGCTTGACCTTGATGGATGTGCCGGTGCAATAGCCTCTCAGCATGCCCGACAGGTGAGGCACGATGCGCTCGTTCTTGACCGCTGTGAGCTGTCCACAGACGGGGCAGTAGATGGGGCGCGGATCATCGACCAGCACGGCGGGCCTCCTCCTTGCGCGCATACTCCACCTCGCGCGTCAGATACCAGAGCGCCTTCTCAAGATCCTCAAGGCGGTCGAGCTTGTGACCTGCGCGCGCCACATACTTGACGACATTCCCGAGGTTGAAGTTGAGATCCCACGCCTCGATGGCGGCGATGACCTCAACGCCACTCTGGGAGTGATAGTGAGGGGGATGATTAACGCTGCTCATCGTCTGTCTCCTCGGGCTTCTTGCTTGGCTTGGTGGGAGATGGGGTCTTGTCGAGGGTGACATGAAGGCGGTCCTCTACCTTCTTCTTGAGCACGGCGACGAGCCAAGCGTTGAGCGTGCCTGCGCCCGCCCCGAACCAGATATCGACCCACTTGGGGCCGAGGGTGTAGCCGACCACCGCACCGCTCACGATGGCGAGCAGACGCACGATGGCGCGGCGGCGCTCACGGTCGTCTGCCAAGATGGAGACGAACGGCTTGATGACCTCGGTGGCACCGAAGCTGATCACCGACGCCAAGATGATGAGCACTACATGCTCCTCGATGGTGGTCACGGTCAGGTCGCTCATGTTGCCCTCCTTGGTGTTAGAACACGGCTGAGGAGGGTCGCGCATTTCGACGGCTCTTGTCTAGTGTCGTGGCGCGTGACTGATACCTGCCGACCACATCAGCCCAGTAGTGGAAGATGCAGTCGTACCTCAGCGCGTCGAGAGGGTCCTCGCGCCCATCCTTCTTCGGCTGCTCAGTCGTGTCCCAAGCATAGGAGAGCAGCGCCTTCCTCAGCGAGTTGCCCAGAGCGCGCTCACCTGCCTCCCACGCCTCTCGGGTCATGAGGTACTGCTTGCGAGCGAGGGCGCGCTTGAGCTTCTGCACACCGTTGAGGATGTCCACGCGAACGGGGTCAGTAGTCGAGCGGAGGGGTAAACCTATACCCCCCTCATCGATGGGGCGAGAGAGGACAGCGAAGGCGCTCCTGCCTGTTTGGTCGTTGCGGGCGTGACCTGCCTTGTCGGCGACCCCCGTGTCGAGCCAGATGCGCGGACCAGGTGCCGAGGCTTGGTGAGCTCGTGGCCATGCCACCGCCAAGATGAGGCGCGCGAGCTGATCCACCGTCACCTCTTGAGGGTTGATCTCCTTGATGACAACAGTCGCGTCAAGCGCCTCGTCATACGCCATGATGACGACCGCTGGCTTGCGGAAGCCCCAATCGATGGCGATGCGCCCTGTCATCTCAGGGCGATAAGACCAACCGCTGATGAGATGCGTGTCCTCGCTCCACTCGTTATAGACCAAGCCCGAGGGAGGGCGCGGTCGGTTCATCACCATCGCCTCGCGCTCGTCAGGTGGGAGGAGCTTGGTCGCCTCGAACCACTCAGCCGAGAGGTTGTCTTGGTTGACATACGAGCTGAACAGCAGAGGGAGGTGGCCCGCCTGCTCTGCCATCTTGCACCACCACGCATCGACCACAGGCAGACCCACCAAGACGAGCGTGGGAGATGGACCTGAGCGGAGGCGCCCTAGCGCCTTGTGCGCCACCTCGGGACCAAGCGTCTGACACTCGTCGATGAACGCCACACCGCTTGTCACATTGATCCCCTCTAGGGGGTTGTGGCTCGCGTCACGAGTGCCTGGGCGATAGTACGACCGACAGATGACCGATGAGCCCGAATGCGTGTCAGTCCACTTGTGGAGCGTGTGGTTGTAGGTCCATCCACGAGGCGCGAGCCACTTCTCGATCTCGGGCATGAGCACGCTGTTATAGCGTGGCGTCGTGTCGGTGATGAGGAGTGAGGTGGTGCCAGGTCGCGTCTTGGCGATGAACCACAGCGCGAAGATGAGAGATGTAGTCTTGCCTGACCCCCAACCACAGCGCGCCGCGATGATGGTGTCTCGGCGGCGGAGACCACCGATGACGGCGCGCTGTAGGTCGTTGAGGGTGAAGTCGGTCATCTCTACAAGTGCTTGCTGATCGCTGCGATGATGTTGTGGTGGTGCGTCTTATTGCCGATCTTATAGAACAAGGTCGGCAGCCCTTTGAGGATTATTCTTGTCCGCACAGCCCCCTCTAGCGTGACCTTACGCCAAGCGAGCACGAGCACACCGATCAGCGTCAGATGCAGCTTGGTTGTGACGAATACGCTGTTGGGTTTCAGATGTGCGGCCTTGATGCGCTGCTCTCCGCTCATCGCTTGGAGGATATGAAACTCTCTGACCACCTCGGCGGGGAACTTATCCAACACTGCTTCGACCCCACCGAGGAGCGTCAACTCACGCTCAAGCGTCTCGAACAGGAGTGCTTGGCTCTCGTTCGGCAGGTAGCGCTCCACCTCTGCGACAGGCGCAGGGACAGGCGCAGGCTCAGGCGCAGGCTCAGGCGCAGGCTCAGGCGCAGGCTGAGGCGCAGGCGCGACCGGTGCGAGAGTCGGCATGCGGAGGGGCTGATTCATCGTGACCACAGGCACATCATCAACAGGCAGGAGCGCGAGCTGAGTCTCGGTGCGCGTGACGGAGATGTCGGGCAGGAGCTCATAGAGCTTGTTGAGCAGGAGTCCAAAGCGCTCAAAGCCTGTCACCTCTTGGGGGCGCGTGTCGCCTCGATGACCTTCGATGAGCACAGCGGGACAGTCGAGGAGCGCCAACTCATGCTCCTCGTGCGTCTTGGCGGTGAGCTTGGAGGTGTTGACGATGATATACCACCAGAGGGGCGCAGCGTGAGCGAGGCGCCCAAGCTGAGTCATGTTGCGGTCGCTGTTGGTGACCTCGTTGAACAAGGCGAGGTTGCCACGCGCCTGCTTGGTGGTGGTCTTGACCTCGATGAGGAGACCGTACTTGAACGAGCCATCGAACGACACAGCGAGGTCAGCAGCGCCCCGCAGGTCTGAGAGCATGTCGGTCATCGTGACGAATGGGCGAGCGGCATCATCAGTGCGGATGATGCGCAGGGCAGGGTCACAGATAATCGCGCCGAGGAGCTTTGAGACGATGAGCTGATGAGGGATCGTCTGGTCGATGGTGCGATGTGACTCGATGAGTCGCGTGGGTCGGTTCAAGGTCATTCTCCGTCAATGTGTCCAATGGCTGTCGCTAGTGATAACACGCGATCAGCGTAGGTGCGTGTGCCTCCATAGGCACTGAGCGCTCCACCGACAGGGCGCCGCGCGAGGTGATAGGCGAGCGCCCTGACGCCAGCTTCAACGAGGTCACAGCCCTCGACGATGTGCTCACCGTTGACCTCCCACTGCCCTCGGCGGTCAGCGCACCAATAACGAGCGATGACCTGCATTGGGCCTGTGGCGCCGCAGGGCGAGGTGAGACCGAACTGTAGACGGCTCTCATGCCACGCGAGCGCGACAGCCAGGGCGGGCTCCACATCGGCGCGGTCTGCGCTGTCCACCACCATCTGACACACCTCGACTGCGCGGTCGAGCGCCTGACCTGTCGGTGGCTCCTCTCCCATCGTCTGAGCGAGAGCGAGGATCCACAAGGAGCAGAGCGCGCTCACTCGTCGACCTCGGGCTTCACGCTGTCGTTGGTCTGCTCAATCATGGCGATGACCTCAGCGATGCCGTTGCTCTGGGTGGCTGTCACCTGCAGCTCCTTCTTGGCGCCGAACTCGTCAGGTCTCAGACGCTCAAGACGCCACGCCGCCGCCTTCCAGTCGGTGTCACTCGCACGGTCCACCTTGGCAGTGAGGACTGCGATCTGAAACTCAAGGGCATCCTCCACCGCCTCCTTGAACTCCTCATCCTCCTCCCTCCACCGGTGCACCGTCGCAGGGTTCAGACCTGCGAGCCTCGCCGCTCGCGTGATGGGCTGTCCATCTCGAATGTTATCGATGACAGCCTGCATGCGCTCAGGGCTCTTCTTGGTGCGGAGATCGCGCGCGCGCGCCGTTGCTTCTTGCACATTATCAATGGGTTGGGACTCTCTAGCTGCCAGTCCGCTCCAATCGCTTTTGCTCATCGATCATGCTCCTGATTTGCTTGATGCAACCGTGCACCGTGTTGGGGTTGAACCCATGCGCGCGAGCGTACTCGCTCCCACTGAGTCCGCCTTGCGCCATGCACTCCCAGACAGCCATGCGCCGATCGCGGTCGAGTGGTCCCCCGATGTACTCGTCACATGAGCGTTGCACGATGGCGCGCCACTCTTGCTCCTGCATGTGAGCCAAGACGAGGTCCTCTGGGCTGTGGTCGAGAGCGCGCACCTCGATGCGCTGTTGCTCCCCTCCTGCCTCGCGCAGGTCAGCGAGGCGGTCACAGTCCGCATACTCTCGACGGCGGTCACGCAGGCGATTGATGGCCAAGCGGCGCGCAGAGCGAACGAGGAAGTGAGGGAGCCCCTTCTCATCGCCATCCCACAGGTCGGGGTTGCGCGTCAGCTTCTCGCCCAGGTGAGAGATGATGTCGTCTGCTTGAGTGTCGATCCAAT